GAGGTGCTAAGTCTTCTTCACTAAAAGTATCACCACAAGGATTAGCAGAGGTTGTATTTGAACATGAAGGATTTAAGTCTAACTATTACTTAGTAGAGATAAAGTAATGAATTTTTGGGATACCGAACCAGCTAAACCAATATTCGACTACGATGTAGAGAAAGAGAATTTCATAGGAAATATGGATTATCTATCATCTATGTCAGTTGAAGAACAAACCTTATATAAAAAGTGGGTAGAGTATAATGGTGACCTTCCATCTTCTATGAAGAGAAAAGCTGCTATGGCGCCATATATTGACCAATTGTGGTCACCTACTAACATTATGGATAAAGACCAAACTATCAAAGAGATAGAGTCCTTAGACCCATATGTTGAAATCGTAACAGACTCCAAAGAATCAACAAGATGGACAGAAATTCGTAAGTTGATTCATACAATGTCGTTTTCAGCTAATCCAGGTCGTAATGTAAAGTTATATATTAAGGATAGAGTGAGTGGTAAACTCTTAGGTTTAGTATCATTAGGTTCAGATGTAACATCGTTGGGAGTTAGGGATAACTATATAGGATGGAGTAAAGAAAATAAATTTAAAGATGGTCGTCTAAACCACACCACAATAGCCAGTACAATTGTTTGTACCCAACCACTTGGCTATAATTTTCTTGGTGGTAAATTAGTCGCCTGTATGTGTACTTCACCAATCGTTCGTAACCATTGGAAGGAAAAGTATGGTCAAGAACTGATAGCAGTCGGCACTACATCTCTATATGGTATCCACTCCCAATATAATGGTATTCCACATTACAAAACTTTAGGTGAATCCGCAGGTAAAGTTGCTACTAAACCAGATGACAAGTATTATGATGTTTGGCATCAATGGTTGAAAGAACATAAATCAGAGGACTATACAAAAACCACCACTCAGAAAGAAGGAATTGAAGGACCTGTATCAGGTGTTAAACAACGTATCCTTTCAATGATATTTAAAGAGTTAGGTATTAAAAGTACTCACTACCAACATGGATTTAAAAGAGGTGTATATTTCGCAATGATGTATGACAATGGGAATGAGTTTCTTCAAAACAAAATTGATGAGAGTCAACTGAAGATGAAGAAGAAATTCACAGAGGGTGACGAATATACTATGAAGTGGTGGAAGCCAAAAGCAATACGAAGATACGCAAAGCTATTTGATGAAGGTCGTATTAAGCCAGAACCATTGTTCTACTTAGACATCATTGGAATGACTTGGGAAAAAGCAAAAGAAACATATTTAAAAGAAGTAGGAAGATGAGCAATTCACTATGGGTTGAAAAATATAGACCCGATACATTAGAAGGGTATGTTGGTAATGAACATATCTTAGAAAAAGTAAAAATTTACATTGAGAATGAAGATGTACCACATCTATTACTTTACGGAGTAGCAGGTACAGGTAAGACCACTCTCGCTAAAATCATTACAAACCAAATCGATTGTGATTTGATGTACATTAACGCATCTGATGAAAACTCAGTAGATGCTGTTAGAGATAAGATTAGAGGATTTGCATCTTCTATGGGTTTCCGTAAATGGAAAGTTATCATCTTAGATGAATCTGATTACCTAACACCAAATGCACAGGCAGCACTTCGTAATCTAATGGAAACATTCTCAGCAACAACAAGATTTATATTAACTTGTAATTATGTTGAGAAAATTATTGACCCTATTCAAAGTAGATGTCAGACATTCGCTATAGCACCCCCTTCTAAAAAAGATGTAGCTAAACGATTAAATGATATCTTACAAGAAGAAGGTGTTGACTTTGATGTTCAAGATTTAGTAACTTTAGTAAATAGTGGGTATCCTGATATTCGTAGAGTACTTAACGCAGGTCAAAGACAAGTAATTAATGGTAAATTAGTTATTGATAAAACGTCTACTATACAAGCTAACTATACGGATGATATTATAGAAGTTCTAAAGAAGTCAGATGATGTCAAATCTAAATTTATGTCAATAAGACAGATTATAGCTGATTCTAAAGTAAAAGACTTTACACCATTATATCGTTCTTTATATGATAATGTGGATAATTATGGTGGTGGTAAGGTAGGACAAACTATTTTAAACATAGCTGATGGTCAGTATAAAGATTCAATGGTAGTTGATAAAGAAATCAATGTAATGGCAATGATATTAAACATTTTAATGACAATAGGATAAATTATGGCAAAAAACAAAGGAAAGGTTTTGAATATGGGTGGAGCCCAATCACAACCACAACAATTAAAATTAGACCCAGCTAAATTGGAGACTGTAACGTGTCCTAATTGTGATGGGATATTCTTCGAACAACTTACGATGTATAAAGAAGTCCCAGCAGTTCAATCACCGACAGGTCAAGCTTCAATGTTACCAATACCAGTTGTGGTTTGTAATAATTGTGGAACAGTTCATCCTAAATTTACACCAAAAGAATTACTAGATGGCGGTAGCTAAGAAAGCTAAGACATTATTTCAACACCTCTCAGGACTCAAAGAGCAGAAGGTATCGTGGGATAAACTATCCACTATGGATAGAAAGACCTTTGAACCATTCATGGTAAATAGATTCCTATCTATGAATATGGGACTGCTTGAGTTGGTAAACGAGTTGCAACAATTTACTATTGGTCAACTCAGTCCACGAGATGTGTATAAATTATACTTAGATGTATTACCTAAGAAGAAATCTTTTGATAAATACATAAAAAGTAAGACCGGAGAAAAGTACGATTCTAATGTATTAGAGTACTTATCTCGATACTATAAAGTTTCTCAAAGGGAAGTAAAAGACTACCTTGAGATATTAAGTAAGGAAGAAATATCCGATATTCTTAAAAAATATGGGATAGATAAAAAACAAATCAAGAAATGGCTGAAATAATAAGAGACAAAAAGAACAAAGTAAAATATTCTGAACGTGTTGTAAAGAATAAAAAAGAAGAAAACGCACAAGATTATTGTGAAAGATTATATCCTGAAACTTGTAATGAGTTTAAAAGTATATTAGATGAGATGTATGTTACGTTTTGTAAGAAGCAAAGAAACTACGGACCAGGTAATATATCAGTTGGAACTAACTTAGAATCTGATGAAGATATAAAATTATCTTTAGTAGGGTTATGGTTCAGAAAAAATGACAAGATTCAGAGACTAAAGCAATTAGTTGTATTAGGCCAACCTGATGAAGTCGGTGAAAATATTCAAGACACTTACGAAGACTTGAGTGTATATGGAATTATTTCTCAGATAGTCCAAAGAAAGAAGTGGGCTAAGTAAAAACTTAACAATTTAATAACATTAAAAATTTGGTATTTACGCCAAATTGTCGTATATTAGAGTGTATGAAAAAATCAATGGTATCGAATATCTTTAACTTTCCTGTTCACGAAGAAAAGAAGGGTGATGTTAAAGTATCGTATTCTCAGTATACGATGTGGGCTAATTGTCCAAAACAATGGAAATTAACTTACATGGATGGTCATAGAGACTTTGACCCATCAATCCATCTTGTATTTGGTACAGCAATGCACGAAACTCTACAAGCTTGGTTACAAGTCATGTACAATCAATCGGCTGTTGAAGCTGAAAAGATGGACTTAAACCAATTACTCTTAGATGAGATGGCTAAGGAGTATAAAAAGATGATGGCTGTGTATGGTGTTAAGTTTACCAATCGTAGTGAAATGAATGAGTTTTACGATGATGGGGTTCAGATTATAGATTTCCTTAAGAAAAATAGAAGTGACTACTTTTCAACTCGTAAGATGAGGTTAGTAGGTGTAGAACTTCCAATATACTTCCCAGCATCTGAGGTCAATGAAAACGTTATGATGAAGGGATTCCTTGATTTGGTGTTCGAAGTTATTGATGATGGTTCGATTGAAATATGGGACATTAAAACATCTACTAAAGGATGGAACAAGTGGCAAAAGGCTGATAAGACCAAAACGGCTCAATTAGTATTATATAAAAAGTTCTTCGCTGAACAATATGGATACCCAGTTGATAAGATTCAAGTTAGATATTTTATTGTAAAACGTAAGTTATGGGAAGAGGCAATGTTTGCACAAAAACGAGTACAAGAATTTGTACCAGCTCATGGTAAACCAACACTAAATAAGATAGTCAATAGTTTCAATGATTTTATTGACGTAGCATTTAATGATGATGGTACATATAATTCAGAAGGTGAATTTCTTCCAATAGCAGGTAAGAACAATAAAAATTGTAAGTGGTGTCCATTTAAAACTAATGATGGGTTGTGTAGTAAGAAAGAACGTATAAAAGTTTAAATATGAGGTTATTAATAATAGGAATAGTTGGGTGTTTATTAGTAAGTTCTAATAGTAAAACTCCAAGATATCATCAACCAATCATAACATTACTTCCAAAGCCAATTATAGAATTAAAAATTGAAAAAGAAATCCCAACATTACTTACAATTCCTGAAAGGGATGTAAGTGATTTGATAGAAGCTATGATATTAGTAGAATCTGAAGGAAATCCAAATGCATTTGCTAAAGGTGAAAACGCTGCTGGTATACTTCAAATACGACCTATCATGGTGAATGAAGTAAATAGATTATTACATAAAACAAAATCAGAAGAATTTTATACACTTGATGACAGGTGGGATGAGGTTAAATCTATTGAAATGTTTTATGTAATTTACAATTATTATCACAAAGAAAGTACATATGAGAAAATCGCCAGGTGTTGGAATGGTGGGCCGAAAGGACTACAAAAGAAGCAAACTAAAAGGTATTGGAAAAAGATTCAAAAGAGACTTAAAGCAAATGAGGATAGCGTTAATAGGGGACGAGAAGTATGAAAAGAGAGGTGAGATAAAAGACCTCATCTTCAACTTAAAAAGTAAATTCGGTGATGATTTAATTATAGTTACACGAGGAAATAAGAATGGTATTGAAAAGTGGGTTCGTAAATATTCATTAGAGATGGGTGCAAAGTATATAGAGTATAATGCTGCTAGTACACCAACATCACTTTACAGCGGAATGGAAGATGATTATTATGGTAAACCATATCACCCAACACAACCCCTTCATCAATATGATTGTATCGTTCATAATGCTGATAAGATAGTACACTTTGGTGAAATCAAAAGAAATGAATTTAATCACTTCAAACGATTATTGACTAAGTGGGGTAAAACTGCTAAATTTGTACAATGAGAAAAATAGAAGAAAGACCTTGGGGTAAATATGAAATACTTTATGATTGGACTGAATGTAAAGTAAAAAAGATTACGGTAAATCCAAACCAAAAATTATCGTACCAATACCACCATAAACGACAAGAGAATTGGATTGTTACAAAAGGTAATCTAACAATATATTAGATGA